TATTGTAGAGCGTTCTTTTTCTTTGACACTTTACCGTCGCCTTTACCGATTACGTTACCAAGTCTTGTTATCGTGTAATTGATCTTGAACGTTTTACAGTAAGACTCGATTAGTTGCTCTGCGGCCAATTTGGTAATCGAATAGAATCCTTTTGGCTTGCAACAAGAATTCTCTCTTGCGGGTAAATCTACTTCGCCGTAAACGAACCAAGAACTAACGAAATGAAACGTAACGTTGTTGTTCTTGTTTGCGTCCAATACTTTCATTAGATGAATCAAGTTGGTATTGATGTCCACGTAAGGATCTGTCAATACGTTGTAGTTGTCTACAGTACTAATTAGGTACAGTACTGCTGAGTCCTGTGGTACTGCTAAGGTTTCCCTCGGTACCACATTGCACTCGTCTTTATATCTTTTACAGAACTCTGATCCTATGAATCCGGTTCCTCCAAATACTTCTATCATTTAAAACTTTTTTACAACTTCTTCGATGTACTCGAACACTTCGTCTGTATAGTGAGGTGCGGCACCGATGAAGAATACTTTGTCCAATACTTTGTTAGCTTCCGGATAATTCTTATAGTCGTCCAAGAATGAATATCCTGGGTGCATTAAGATATTTCCAGCAAAATAGTTTCTTGTCTGAATCTTGTTCTCTTCTAAGAACGCAACCAATCTGTGTTTCAATCCTGGCTCGTCGCATATAAACGGAGTACCAAACCAACAAGGATCGGCTTTGTCCAATTTACTTGGAGTTCTTAGGTTAGGAATGTTATCAGTGAAGATCTTTTCCAATCTCGCTTTAGCGTCCCTTCTCTTTTGTTCCATAGTATCCAGCTTCTCTAACTGCTCCAATCCAATTGCGCCTTGTAGATCCAATGGTTTTAGGTTGTAGCCCATTTCGCTGAACACGTACTTGTGATCGATAACTCCATCGTAGTTTTCTAACCACTTGTCGAATCTATTACCACAAGTACCGCAAGGCAATAAGTTAGCAGATCCAATACAGTAGCAATCCCTGCCCCACCAACTAAGACTAACGAATAACTTCTTTAACTCATCGTCGTTAGAACATACCATACCGCCTTCTCCAGTTGATATGTGATGCGCTGGGTAGAACGAATTAGAAAAGGCGATGTAGTACTCGCTCAAATATTTGCTGTCCCATTTTGATCCTAAACTATCGCAGTTATCGCCGATCAATTTTAAGTCGTACTTCTCTGCTAAAGCAATTAATTTGTCCATATTAGGTGGGTTACCCAATACAGGAGATACGAATATACCTCTCGTCTTGTCTGTGATCTTTGCTTCTACTTGATCCAAGTCAAAGTTAAGTGTGTCCCACTCGATGTCTACGAATACCGGTTTCAATCTGTGTTGATACAATACAGATACTGTTGTAGCGAATCCTACCGGAGACACGATGATTTCGTCGTCGTCCGCCCATTTGAACCTTCTCTTTAAAGCTGCGATCAATATTAAGTTAGCAGAACTACCGGAGTTTACCATGTGAGAGTGCTTAACGTTGAATCTCTTGCTGAATCTGTTCTCGAACTTGTATACTTTTTCTCCTGTGGTAATCCACTTACCGTTCAAGAAACTTTCGATTGCGGCCTCGGTTTCTTTGTTGTCCCAATAAGGACCACTGTAATAAATTGGAGTAATACCGGGCGTAAAGTTCTTTGCATTATAAATGTAAGGAGCTACGTGGTTGCCTACCAACTCTTGTATGTTTTCTAATTTTATCATTTGTATGTTGGGTTGAATATGTAACACTCCAATCTTTCGATCATCCACGGTGCACTTTCGTCCTCTAATAAAAGATCGCAGATCTTTTTATAAAATTCCCTAGGTCTCAATTTAGCGTGATCTCTTGTGATTCCAAAGTGTCCGCCTGGGATGAATTCGTACTCCTCTGGTTTAAAACCTACAAATAATTTTTCCCAATATTCATCAACTTTTATGTTGTGAATTGTATCCTGTGGGTATCCGTTGCTCTTGCACGCAAGGACATTACCGCCTACGAAATGTTTTGATTTATTCAATTTCCACATTACGCCTCCCCTAGCAGAAGGAACAGTTATTGTATTAAAGTGAAATCCGTAGTACCCTCCGATTCGTAATTGGCACTTTATCTTTGAAAGATCACCGTTAACAACTTCAATTATGTCTTCCCAATGATCGAAAGGATAGTCCTGAGCAAAAAAAGTGATGTCGGACAAACTGTTGTACCTTTCGTAAAGGTGATTAAAAAACGTGTGAACGCACCTTCCTACGTTGGGCTCTATTTTAATTTCGTCGTCCCTTTGAGGTTCTTCGTCTCCCTTTCTGTACACTGTAATTTTAACATCAGAATTTATTTCTTCCAACCAATCCAAATAATTGTCATGAGCCGCTATCACCAATTCCTTTATCATATTGTATCGTATAGTGCGTTTTGCTTTTCCTGCCTCTTTATGTCTTTAGGATGAAATAAAGACCAATTTCCTTCGTCATCTGCAGGTAGATAGGTGTAAATCATACAACCTTTTAATCTTTCATGAACCTTTCCTTCCCATCTAATGTCGCTCTTTTTCTTAACAACCCTAGTTTGGTAATCAGGATAGTTTATACGACCCTTAGAATCTACCTGCCACCTCCACTTTGAAATGTGTTCCTTGGTTATTCCTGAGACCGTGTTGACTCTGGGAACGTGTAAGCACTCAAACACTGGGTTACTGGCCAATAACTCCTTTAAATGGGTCATAAGCGCATTAGATGGGTACTCGTCAGCATCTATGAAGAAAATGTAATCCTTTTTGCACTCATCCATCAAATTATTTTTGAAGTCAGCGAAGTTCTTTTTTAGGGGAAATTTTATCCACCTAAACGAATAAGAATCTAACGATGCGTTAGACTCCCATTTTTTTACTGTCTCCAAAACTTTATCAGTCACTTTCTCTTCGTCGACTTGAACCACTATTTCGTCTTCGTCGTCTACAGCGTAATTGGTTAAGTTCCTTAAAAGTCTTTGCAATTCTTCGTGTTCATCGCACGCTGTTATTGCGTAAGATATTGAATTTTTCATATATCAAAAAGTTGAATGTAATCAACGGCCCCAAAAAAATCTTTATCGAAATCCTTTGTAGAATTCGGATCCGATTTGTGAGTTTGGCCTTTGTACTTAGGATGTCTTTTTTCTTGTTTGGTGAGAGGAACGCTCTTTGTTGCCCTCCACCTCCAATCTTCGACTCCCTTTCCAAAAGCATACACTGTTCCCTTTCCTTGAACGTTGATGGTCATTGGGTACCAAAATCTATCGAGCTCGTCCGTTTTCTTCAAATCCTTGTACAAGAGGGGGAAAGAATCGTCGTCCTCGTACTGTTCAAAATCAAATTCTCCCACTCGCATAATATCGTTGGTCTCAAATCCGCACGCCATGCAAGAGTATTTAAAATGAAATTCGTTTATCGGTTCCACGTTGCAGCACTCTTCTTGTTTGCACAACGGGCACGTGGTTAAATTGCTCTCAATCATGATTGCACTTTTTCTTGTTTTGGAATTTGTATTTTTTTCAATTGAGGAAGCTTCAGTTCCATTTGCTTAGGAATTTTTTCCAAGTGAGGAACAAGTGCCTTCTTCATCTCTTCAAGCGAGAATAGAGTTTTTAACCTGTGCGCCTGTTGTTTTGCCTTTTCTTGATACTTTGGGTACTTTTCAAAAACGTCCCTTAAGAAATATTCTACTTGTTTTATGTCGGGAGCGAACCAACCAGATTCTGGAATTAACATGTTCTCCACTACCGCTGATGGGTGGATCTGTCTTATTTGCCCTCCAACCATGCAATTGAAATCAGCAGACAGAAAGTCAAGGTGTCCAGAATAAGCGGAAGCTATTATGGGTTTTTTAGAAAGGCTAAATTCCAATAATGGGCGCCCAAAACCCTCCCCCTTTGTTAAGCTGATCATTGCTTTCACTTTCTCATGATTATAGAGGTAATTCATGTCCTCGTCGTCCAACTCCCCGTGAATGAGGTACATGTTTGGAAGGTCCTTTGAATTTACACTCTTTCTTATCATGTCGATCTTTTCCAAAATGGAATCCCTGTCCATGATGCTTGCTCCGCCCCCTGATATTTTTAAAATCAATCCGGGTTTGTTTCTTTTGTTTTTGAATGTTTCCAAAAACAATTTTATTGTCAAACCCACGTTCTTTCTGTCCTCTCCCATATCACCCGGTAACCAATGACCCACAACTAGATAATTAAAACTTTCCTTTATGCTGTCCAGCTTCGACACCAAATCAGTTTCTGGAATGTCTTTGTCCTCTACAAAGAAATATTTGTTTAAATCGACACCCTCAAAAAGCACTTCTATGGGTTTTGAAACTTTCACTTCCCTTGTTACTCGACCTTGGGGATCTTTTTCTTGAAAAGCAGACTGTTCGAACACGTTTTTTGCGTGTTGAGAGGACACTAAAGTTAAGTTCATTCTATTGATACCGTCCAACCAGCTTGGGTGGCATAGAGTGGTTTCTATTCCCGCTGTGACCCCAATGTTATGCTTTCCTATCGGTTGGAATTCGTTGGGCACAGTTATTTGACACCAAAGATCCGGTTGCCTTTTCAATTGACCGGTTGTGTTCATTAGGGGTATTAACCAACCCCACTCCTCAATGTTATCTTCTATGTAACCCCATGGGGTAGCTCCCCACCTCTGGGGTAAAATTTCTATTTCCCAATCGTCTTTCTTTAATTCCCAAATTGCTTTTACAAAATCCCTACTGTGAGAAGAGTACCCACTGTAACAATCTATTGGCGCACTAATTACCGCATATTGTTTCATATATTTTTTTAATAAGTTAATGGATGGGGTATGCTCTTGGGCTTTAATTCTTCTATCTGAACGAATTCAAATTTATCCCTTGGTTTCCACTTTTCAAAAGTTTCGTTTATTCCGTCAATGATGTTCTTTGCCATCCATCTAGCACTCATCATGGATTCGTCAGAGGACACCCACTCCCTAGCGGATTTTCCCAATTCTTCGAATTTAACTGGATCTTTTATTTTGATCTCCCACAGGGACACTATCTGATCTGCTATGTCCCTGAAATCCGCCCTATCGTCCCAAATGTAGGGCGTGGGTATGGATCCAACCAAACTCATATTGCTAGGAAATACTGGAAACGCCCAATCCCCACACTTTTTGTACCTGCGGAAATGATTGGAAGGAATTTCCTTTGACGGCGAAAACCATTTGCCGGACTCGTCTTCGAATCTCATTTGATCCTGCATGCCGCCGGTTACGGTAGCTATTATGGGTTTTCCGCACATCATTCCTTCAGTGAGACTCAATCCCCAACCTTCGTTGGAAGACACAAGAGCAACAGCGTCGCAAATGTTGTACATCAAATTCATCTGGTCTACTGGCAAAACGTCTGAATTTATGATAACGTTCTTGTGATCCTCGGAGCAAAGAAGATTTATAACCGCGGGAAGGTCAGTACCGTTTTCGTCCATGGGTTGTGTGTGCATGAGAAGTACACACTTGTTTGCTTTTTCTTTTCCTATGATATCGCAAAATTTAGACCATGCAGCTATCAAATCCGAAACGCACTTTCTTCTTATGTTTCTTGCGTTATAGAATAGGACGAATTCAAACTCTCTGTCCTTAAACAATCTTCTTTTCATTTCGAGCATTTTATTGTGCTCGTCCGCCATGAATTCGTTAACCGGAAAGAAGTGCTTTTCGTTGATACCGTGAGGTACATATTTAATCACTTTATCTTTTGCTTTGTCTCCCAACACCATTTCGTTAATTACCTTTGTTTGTTTGGAAATGGCAAATAAAGCATCGCAAGACTCGTAAAAAGATTTGTTATACATTGGCGCGGGGAGGTCATCCCAAATGTTCAAATAGATCATTGGAATTTCTCGTCTTATCTCATTTTCCATTTGAAACAACCAAGTCCAATACCTTGGATCGGTGAACATCATAATGGCGTCGGGATTTTCCTGCTTTATGATGCTCCTTACCAGTTCTTGAGTACCGTAACCGCTGATGGGGTATACAAACACGGAAGCGTCCGTGATTCCCATTATCTTGTTTGTGTCCTCGCAAATGTCCAACCTCTTTCCCTGGTCTGGGTGATTAATGGCGCCACCCAAATTCACCCAATTAAAAACATGGGAAGTGTTCACCACAATTTCCCTTGCCATCGTGGATATCCCAGATGTCATTCTGATTCCTCAAATGTCGTCACACAGGAGCAGGATTTTTTTCCTGTCTTCTCTCCTAATGTGACGACATATTAATTCATTTTTATTTGTTTCTGACATTTTAATATTTATTTATTAAATTTTTAGTTTTGCAATTTTAAAAATGATACCTACTCATATAGATCCTATTTGGTACTTTCCTGCAATTTCTATTTGATATACTACGAAATTAAACATTATTTAACTAGCCCTGGATTTTCTGATCCTGTGTAATAAACGTTAATTTGGTTGTAAATTCTTTTTCTGAACTCTCCGTCTGTCATGTAGAGGTACAGGGTTCTTTCCACCACCTCTTGCAAGTTCATCTTAGACTTTATGCATGTAACTTTGAAATCTTCGTAAAGAGTCTCTGGTATCTTCAGGGACGTTGTCGCTTTTTTTGTTTTTGGTATCATTGTTCTGTTTTCCAATAAATATCTACAGAAATGCGTAAATATATTTGGATATACAAAAAATCTACTTCCTTGAACACAGATCTGGCCTATTTGCAAATTCGCAGTACTTACAATTTTCAGTACTTTTTTCATACTCTTTGTCAATGTATTTTGCGTCCTCAGTAAAACAATCCTTTACGAAAGCTTCAAAATCTTCCACTGCTTTTTTTAATTTTATCTTTCCCTGCGCGGGTTTAATTTCTTGGGCCCAATGGGTGGGAAAATCATCGCTTATAAAAGGTCTCCTCTTGACTACCATGAACATAACGTCCACTTCGTCTGGAGAAATTTTTAACGCCCTAGAATAAAAGTGCTTGTACAGTAAAACTTGATTGAGTTTTATATCGTCCCGCTTATCGGATTCTTTCCATCCTCCCGTAGAAGTTTTAAAGTCAATGATCAGGTACTTTTTTAAAATTTTATCGTAAAATATGATGTCTATGTAACCCTGTACTATGACGTTGGGTATTTCTTTGATCACGTACTGCTCCATTGGAATTTCTATTCCAATCAGTTTTACATTTTTTGTAGAAAAGTACTTTTTCCTGTGCTTTTTTATCCAATCCATTATATTCAATCCGTCCTGAATGAAGGCATTGAAGTCTTCTTTTTGAACGTAGTGAACACCTGAGTTTTTTTCCAAATCCTCTTTGTAATTGGCGATCATCCTCTCCTTTAAAAAATTTTCGTAATCAAATTCTTCTGACTTTTTAACGGATTCTTCGTACATCAACCTTAAATACTCCTGTATGGTTTCGTGAAAACTCGTACCAAATATCATGTGAATCGATGGCTTAAAAACTTTTTGTTTCTTGACATAGTTCAAGTACCACCTAAATTTGCACTGTTTGTACATTGAGTACTGACTGTACGATACGGATTTTTGATAAGCGTAATTTATGGTTGATTCCCTTTTTGGCATTGCTTATTTTTTACCCTCCACTATATTTTTTATCTTCTTCAAGTAAAGAATAGAATCCAAGTGTTCCTGTATTGCGTGCTCTATCCATTCAGACAGTGAAAGATCATTGCGATCCATGGTAGTTCCGTACTTTAATTTTCCCGCCACGGATCTCTCTATGAACTGGTCTATTACGCTGTCCACAACGGAATCAGTTTTTTTAACGATTCTTTCGCTGTTAACATCGATGTAAGTTTCAAGAATTTCAACTGTACTGTTATTCACCGTCTTTCTCTTTTGTTAACTGTTCCAATAATTGGGGAGGTAAAAGTTCTTTGTTAAGATTTCCGCACGAAGAACACAAAAATACGGGAATGGGAGTCATTCCGTCCTCGGGTTGGCCTGTTATGAACCTACTCACTTTTCTCAACATGAGGGCTTCAGTGAATGTTTGATTACCGCACTCGCACTTTACTGGAGTTGTTTTGTCAATTGTGATGTTTAACTGTTTTTGGGGTTGCATTTTTTAATTTATTTATTTCATTAATGTAAATAATAAAAACGTCAAAATGAAAAATAAAATTTAAGTCATAAAAAAAGGGGCTCACGCCCCTTAGATTAAGATGTATGTAATTAAACAAAAATTAAGACATCGCTTCTTGGCCTATTAAGTGAACCCCCACATTTGCAGCGCTACCGCTAGTGGATACAGCCACCGTTAATATATCAGGTAAATTACCCCTGATAGTATTGTACAAAGGAAATAAATTGCTCAGATCGAAAGTTTGCAAACCCGAGCCGCCGGAGGGAGCAACAAAAGCGTACACAATTTCACCGCTTCCTGAAGTCAACGATGTTGCTGATATGTCTCTAGTCGCGAATGAATAGTTCGAACCCAGTTGGTTCATTGGAATAAAATTTGATCCGGTAAGAATGATTGGATTACCTGGAACTGAAGATATTAATTCCACCGTTGCTAAGTTGTCAGAGGACAAAACCAACGATATGGGAAGTATTTGACCCCTATTGATGAGTCCTATAGTGAATTGAGACCCAGAAGTTTGCGCGGACTGGGTCATGGGCAATCCCGTAACTTGGTCCACAAAATTTATAGAGCTCGAAGTGTTGCTAATTATTCTCGCCACTTGCGATCCTGTTGGGAAATACACAGATTTTCCCAACCACTGATTCACCGACCAAGAAGCCGAAGCTATGGTTATGCTGGAAGTGGTTGCTGATAGTACTGATCCTGTAAATTCTTGTGTGCCCATGGTGCGATTTTGCAACGATAGCACTGGAAATCTGTAAGAATTCGCGGGAACGTTTCTCCTAGGCTGCGAGGGATTAATACCGTAAGAGTAAGTGAATCCCCTCTGAGCGTCCCTTCCGCCCTCGACTATAACCGAAACGCCGTAGTGAATGAAAGTGGTTGGAGAAGATATCGTTTGTCCCAGTGAACCGCTATTTCTAACTTCGTATCTAACTGGTAGATTTCCGGTTCTTGACCAAGGACCGTTTGCAACGTTTGCTGTATTAATTGTGTGAAATACGTATTGTTCGCTGTTTAAAGTAACCCCGAATCTTACAGTACCTGCTCCGTACCACGCGTACTCAATCCAAAGCATTTGAACATTACTCCAATTCAAACTTTGTGCCGTAGTCAAATCCCCGTTCCATGAATTTAGTGGTGTTTTTACGGTCACGGGCAAACTTCCAGTAATACCTGCATCGGAACGAACACAAACGTACATTCCGGATGGATTCAAAGAAGATGTCAATCCCTGTTCGAAAAACACGCCGTTGGAATCATCGAAGAATCCGACTCTAGTATAATTTCCAGCAACAGGACCTCCGAAATTTGCATTGGCGGACATATACATGGTTTTTCCAGGTTGGTACCTGTGATACGGCCTGGATTGGCGAATTGCAATATCATTAGATCCTGTACCTACGCTCATTACAACACCGCCCAAACTTGAAACTTGTTGTACTGAAGCAGATCCGTACGTAAGACTTTCCCAACGTAGAGGTTGAGGACCGTATTCAAAGTCAGCTTCGTACACGTTTTGGTGAATTGTGACCTTTTGTCTACCGAAGTTATCCGAAGATTTTTCTGACGGTTGGTGATTGACAGCGTATCCACCGTTGGAAATGAGAACACCGCTCAAACCGTAATTGGGATTTGTTAAATTAAATTGAGAAGACATGAAAATATATATTTTTAATAAATATCATGACCCTCTAAGGGAACAAAAAAAGGCCCCCAAAAATTGGAGGCCGATGTATATCTAAACAATCCAGAAAAATTAAAATTTTACCAACGAGTCTGCTGCGTACGTCATGACAGGAGAATTTCTCTTGTATCTAACGTTGTAACCCATTCCAGTAACAATCCCGATCGCGCTAGCAAGCGCTTGGTTGGACTTGTACTTTGGATCTGGGTTCAGGTCAATGTCTATCCACCTGGCTACTATTCCCACTTCAGCTTTTAAAGCTTCGGCTACTTCCACGGAAAACCACACTTCGTTCAACAACCTTATTGTGTTGTCCTTTTCCCGAATGGTCTTAAACCTAGAATAAAGAACATGGGCGCCCTTGTGGGGTTTGTAAAGACCCACAACAGTAGCGTAAATCGTCTCTCTCTTGTGATTTTGCGAATCGCACCCTATCAGTATTTCAACTTCAGGATTTTTTTGCATGTAGTCCCTAACGTAACTTACCAACTCTACTTGCTTTTTACCCACGAGCGTGCTAAATACTTTTTCCATGGCCTTTATTGTTTATTAATAATTATGTTCAATCCCAGTACCCGTGACAGGAGTCGAACCTGCAAAAAAACTTGGGTTTAAACCAAGCGCGTCTACCATTTTCACCACACGGGCGTTGTGTACCCGCTGTCGGAGTCGAACCGACAAAAATTACGGTTTGAACGTAATGCGTTTACCAATTTCGCCAAGCGGGCAAGTGTACCCCGGGAGAGACTCGAACTCTCAAATCCCTGAGCCTAAATCAGGTGGATATGCCAATTCTCCTACCAGGGCAATAACGCAGTCTTTCCTGCTGTCATCGATTTACAATGCCTACACTAATCGAGAAACCCTGCGCTGACAGGAAAGGACTTGAACCTCTACGTGGTCTTTAGAATCGGAACATTGCGCGCTTTGTGGTCAACCCATTATCCCGTTTTTGTCAGATGCTCCACACCCCCGAGACAAGGGGGCTCGTCTGCCAATTTCGACACCTGTCAATTTTTAGTAGTCCAACCGGGACTCGAACCCAGAATTGCTCCTTAGGAGGAAGCAGTTATGTCCAATTTAACTATTGAACCGTTTGTGATTCCGAGCAGGGTCGAACTGCTATACTTTGCTTAGAAGGCAAATGTCCTAATCCATTAAACGACGGAACCGTAAGAGCGGCGGAAAGGAATCGAACCTTCATCTCCAACTTGGAAGGATGGAGTAATAGCCATTATACGACCACCGCAAAATGTTTTGAGCCCAAACCCGGAACCGAACCGGAAACTTATGCTTACAAGGCATGCGTTTTTCCAGTTAAACTATTCAGGCAAAATAATTTCGTACCGTACACAAGTGTCGATCTTGCCTGAGGGTCCTTATGAGGAACTCTTGTTCGCCGGAACGTACGGTGTAATAGTTTTAAATGCTTCTTCAGTATTTGATATAATAATCAAACTTAATCGTTGCTGCGTCCTCGAATCGAACGAGGTTTATTTGGCTTATGAGACCAACCAGATACCTTACCTCCCGCCAGCTATGTAATTATTCAAAAATTTTATATTTTAGGAGTCAATGCGATGAAACTCTTGTTCCCCGCTTGGTGCTCCGTCCAATCCATGTTAAAAGCGTACGCCACGTACAGCGCAGTTGCTTTATCTGATTCTCTATTTGTGTCGTCGAACAGAATCGGTACGTTTCTGGGCAACAGATCCAAATTGTTTTTTATGTTCGGTCTATTGGGACCCACCGGACCGTCGACTACGCACGCATCGTAGTGATTGTAAGTTAAATAATTTTCCACTCTTCTTCTATCGTACCAACCGTACAAGAGAGGGGTGTGAAAGACTATTTTTCCGGGTTCATCAAAGGGTTTTAACTTTTCGTAATACTCTTCGTTGTCTTCTATGGATACTACGTAAGAAAATATTTTTCTTAACTCAAGTGTGGCCGCTCCCGAACCTAATTCTAACAAAGTGGAACCCGGTTTTTTTGCCACTTTGTTGGCCAGCATGTCAAACATTTCAACTGGCATTGACCAACCCTCAAAAACTTCCCTGTTTACCTATTGCATGAATAACCTTTTGTTGTACTGGAGGAAGGACTCGAACCTTCAACCTCGATGGTATAAGCATCTTGCGCTAACCATTGCGCCACTCCAGCAAATTTAACTACCCACCCTTTAAGTAATCATCTCTGTGCCGCCATCCACGTCATGCGCTGGTTATGCATGGCGGGTAGTGTAAATTTTTTGTATAGATATAAAACTAACCAATTCTTTTTTGGTGCTTACTATTTTAAAACCGTTATTATATATATCTATTGCGTAAATTACTTTTTCGAAAAATTTCGGTTGTTTTATAAAAGTTTTTACGGATTGATATCCATTTACAACAATTTTTACGCTCTTGGAATATTCCATTTCTTCTCTGTCCCTAAGGGAAATTTTACCGCTTCCGCCGTCAGTAGAAAGTACAATGCTTCCAGTAGCGTCCTTTACAACTACATAAACTTCTGCTGTATCGTTGTTCATCAATCTATTTTCAACGTCGAACGATATTTCAAGTTCGTCTGTTCTTTTAGCCGATTTGACCCTCTTTACTTCTCCGTTGTTTTTTACTTTAAGGGCGGTTACGTTAATCGAACGAGCGAACAATGTTGAACCAACGTCAACCATCGATTTTAATACTTCGTTGGTGTCCTTTACTGATTGTACCTGTTTTACTAGGTCGTCTCCCTGTTTTTGTAATGTATCAACTTTCCCTCTTAGTTCTGAATTCGCCTTTGCGATCTCTTCGTTTTGTGCAAGCAAAGAATTTATTTTTTCCTCTAATTGCTTGATCAACTCTTCGGCTTTCTTTTTTTCCGCTTCGGTCAAATTCTGTTTCGTTATCAACTTCCTTATTTCCCTTCTCAAACTGTTAACTTGGGAATTTTTACTGACCAACTTTGACTGCAACACACTATTTTCAGTTAACAGTGAATCCAATCTCACAAGGGCAGCGCTAAATTCTTTATCAACGTAATCCTTTTCGACAGAAATTTTTGAATATAGTTCGTCCTGCCTTTTAGTGATCTCTGCGTGCTTGTTATTGTTGTAGAGAGCAACTCCCCCAACTTGCAAGAGCTAGAAAAAATAGTACAGAGATTACAAGATTTTTTCAGTGTTTTTTGATGTCCATTTTATTTAATTTTTAAGATGAACTATACATAGTGAAAAAACCGTGCCAAACTGTCGAATATTCCCACATTTTTTAAACGTCCCACTCCCTGCATCCGTGTTCGAAAGCTTCCTCAACAGAAAGTGTGGGATCATTTTTCATGGCCAACAAAGCAAAAACTATCACTTCAACGTCCAATCCACTTTCTTGTACGTATTGAAGCCTCGAACATATTTTGTCCATCGCCGAATCTATGTCCGATACTTCACTATCCAAACCGCTCTTCATTTGTAAAACTGTAGAAATTACCTCTTCGCCCGTTAATTCCGTATCCATAACTTTTAAATTTTAGAATTCTGTGAGAGATTCGAACTCCCGTCTCCGGCTCCTTATGCCGGTGCTCTAACCACTGAGCTAACAAAATCGACTACTTTTTAGAGCTTTCTGCAGGAGCTCAATTTAGTAGTGGGACATGAAAGTTATTCCTGTTTCTGCAGTCCAGTTTCGCTTTTCCAATCCCTTTGCTGATCTACCGGGAATTGAGCCCGATTCCTCCCGCCGCATTGCGGGTATGCACCTTACACCACAACCATGAAGCCAGAAATTTCGAACTTTCCAGCCCGGGGTCAATTACTCCCCGAGTTTGCCGAGAGTGGGAGGTTCGAACTTCGACTTTCGTCGTGACAGGACGACGTGCGCGCCATTACACTACACCCTCGAAATTTTAATTAAACAGTACTACCGACCGGGATCGAACCGGCACGATGTCCTCATTGAAAGTGAGGTGACCTATTCCCATTTAGTCCCCGGTAGCATAAATGTAAAGAATCTATTTTAATTTTTACAATACATTTTTTCAGTAGTAGCGGTTGGAGTCGAACCAACAATCCATACAGATTATGTGATTTACAGTCACACGCCTGACCGCTTGAGCATCACTACCAAATTGGAGGGAAGGGAGAATTTCGAAATCCACTTTAAATATAAATCATTATATAATATTAATTCAATGATCTATAAATTTTTTTGCTTCATTAATCTTCTCTTTTGTGTTATTATACAAATCTCTCCATCTTATTCTTAAAATTTTCCATACATGCTTTATACATAATGCGTCTTTTTTATTATCTCTTTCTTTATACTCATAAAATCTTTTGTGTTGATCTCCGTCAATTTCAATAGCTTTTTTTAAATCAACCCAAGCAAAATCTAATGAGTATATTCCAATAGGATATTCAGTTTTATAATTCTTATCCAAAAATTCATTTTTAATAATTTCAACTATCCTTTTCGAACTTACCAACGCACACTTATATTTAATCTCCTCAATCCTTCTCTTGGGTACATCGTAATGGTGCTTGTGAAACCAACACTTTTTTATTCCCAAATCGTTCGCCATTTTGTACAAATTTTCAACGCTGTAAGGTTCGCACACTAAATGTCTACGTTCATCGCAATAGTACTTCATCTTTTGCGGAAGATAGAGGTAACGATCCTCTTTGAGTTTTACCCCAGCCTCAGTTTAGCAAACTGGCCATTTACCTTTCATGCAATCTTCCAATTGACGGCGGGTGTAGGGACGGTATCGAACCGTCTTCCCGGGCTCCACAAACCCGTGCATCACCTTAATGCTTCGAACACCGTTTAAAAAATCTCCTGTGTGCTACTCCTACCGGTCCCATGTTCGGCGGTTAAAAGTAAGGTACATCTTTTAGTCACCCAGAGATTTTGCGGAGGGTGACGGACTCGAACCCTCACAAGTTTTACCCCTTCACCGTTTTCAAGACGGCTAACTACTCCTTTAGGACCCTCCAAAAATCATTTATAATATATCCTCTCCGGGTACTCCCCAAACATAAACAGAGTCACTGGGCACAGCCACATGGTCAAGTTGGAGTAATCTATTCCTTTGTAATTGCCTATCCTGTAATAAGCTCCAAACTCATCCCCGAAATCGTCCTCTCTTTCCAGTGTTATGTACTCGGAACCTTCAAATTCTTCGGTGTCAAGTACCAACGTTATTTCTGATTCACCATAACTCAAAACGTCCAACCAATAGTCCGCTCCGGCCACCATCTGACACGCTTCCTTTGTTCCTCCTGCCTCTATGTAATCCGGTAAATCTGCGTACCAACAACCCGATGCTTCCTTGTAAAATCTTAACTCAATCATAACATTTATTTTTTAGTTGTCCCACTCCGAATCGAACAGAGATTACTAGGGCCAAATCCTAGTGTAATTAGCCATTATACCATGGGACAGTTTAAACTTTTTTAGAGCGACTAGCCAGATTCGAACTGGCATCTCAGCCTTGACAAGGCCGAACACTAACCGTTGCACCACACCCGTGTTTCTAAATTTCCCTATTTCAAAGAACCCAACATTCAATACTTTCATTGTGCGCCCAGAAGGATTCGAACCTTCAACTGACTTACGTCTCCCCACTGGTTAAAAGCCAGTTGCTCTACCAATTGAGCCATGAGCGCATTATTTTTTAAATGCCGCACTCACGCTTATTCGGTGCAGCAACTAACGTTTTCGTTTCATATTTTTGTTTTTTTCATGTATTGATTAAAAATATCTCTATCAACAATTTCTAAATCAATATTATTTTGCTCTAAAACTAATTTCATTTTCAATCTATCATTTCCCCACCAATGACCTTTTACTTCAAAATATTTTTGTAATTTTGTACTCCAAAAATCTGGAGTGTAATAATGAATTTTTCCATTATGATCTTTCCACTTAAATGAATGTTTTTTATGCCCAACGCCAATTTTTATCCAATTATCATCTATTAAATTTAAATACGTGGAAAAATCTTTTTCCCAACTACCTTGCGCTTTAAATTTAATTCCAAAATTATTACAAACTTCAAACCACTTACATCGGCCACCTTTATTATTCTTAGAGAGTTTTTTTCCTATTTTGATTTTAGATTCTATACTATGTTTTTTATTTTTCCAATAAGGTATTAACTCTCCTAATTTTACCTTATTTGAATATAATTCTGCGCTTTTTTTAATTATGCTATTAGTTTCTTTTGTAAGACCTAAATTCCACGCTTTTCTTCCTTCTTTATAAGGTTTATTTATCTTTTTTATATGTTCTAATCCTTCTTTTGTATGACTTCTCCAATTATGACTTGTCAAAGCTTTTTTATTCTTTAGTTCTTTATTACAAATTTGACATATCATATTTTGTGGTAACGAGAAGTATCGAACTTCTCTCTTAAGTTTTTCAGACTTACGCTAATCCATCTCAGCTACGTTACCAGGAAATTAAAAAAGCCCTGATTTTTTGAACCAGGGCTTTTATGATTTTTTGGGTTACTTTTATCCCAAATCTATATCATTTAGTCCTGGACTTTTGTTCGGTATTGTTTTGGTATCCGGATTAATCGCGTTACTAAAGCAATAACCCACCAATAGCGGATTTCTTTGCTCCGATTGCCAATTAATTATATGAGATACTACGTGTTTCATTGTCTATAAATATGATAACTTTGTATTCAATCATTATTTTAATGATATAAGGTAAATATACGAAGTTATTTTGAATTAAAAAAATTTATTTTAAAAAAATGCCCAATGAAAACCAATCTATTAAGCTTAACTGATTGGTTCCCAATTGGGCAACATGTTGGTTTTCAATAAAGAATTTTTATAAAAGCTTTTTATCCACAACCAAATACATTTTTTTGCGATTGAATTTTACTTTTTTATAATAAACTTCTCCATAAGATTCGTAGTACATAACGTTATTAATTACTACTTTTATGCAATTTTTTGGAAGTTTCGGTACCATTGCACCGATCTGTGGTTCAATGACTGCGTATTGTCCATTTTGATCTTCCGTATAATAAATGCCTTCGTAATAGTAATAATTCAAATTTTCCCACCTAAATGCCCAACAACCGCAAGGTAAATAACTTATAGAATAACCAAACGGTGGATATATCAAATTGTAATTAAAATCATAAAACAATCCAGATCTACAATAAAAAATTCTACCCCTGTAATTTTGATAAGCATAATTTCTATGATCTACTTCCCTAAATTCTTGACCCCTATAAGAGTCTCTGCGCGGTTGAATTGTTGTGTACCTTGAATGATTTCCGTAAAATGCATGATTTCTTTGAGAAAATACAAGATTGATGAATAACATCATCGCTAAAAATAATGTTAATTTTTTCATGACTGTTTATTTTTTACTTTTTATTATTAATTCTCCAATGCACTCTATTTTTCCTAATAGTTTTTGAAATTCCGACTGAGTCAATTTCAAATTTTCTCCTGCTTTGTACAATTGTTGTATCAATTTCTTGTACTCCAATTTTGAAATTTCCGGATCCATTTTTCCCGCTGTCGCTTTTTTGTAGTAAGGAAGTTTCACTGAAAAATGCTGGTAAGTCAGCATTGACGGCCCTCCTTTCTTCTTTGCGTCCTGAGCTATCTTCGTTGCTCCCTTGAGCCTCTTTTCGGAAAACTCCGTAAACGACTCCTCTTTCTCTAATTCTTCCGTTAATAATTTTTTGAGTTGTATCATTGTATCTATAAATATTACTAACAATCACTCCCCTGTAATGAGTTTTATAAAATGATTGTGAAAGATCACTAACCACAACCCAGCGTTTTCTACTTGATGCATTAACGAATTTATTATTTCCCAAATATATTCCGCAGTGCCATTTATTAGGTGATCTTGGACTTCTAAAAAATACTATGTCCCCCACCATCAAATCTTTCTTTTTAACTCTTTTCGTGAATTTGTATTGTTGAGTGCAAGATCTCGGAATTCCTATATTATAAACATCACAAT